ACCAGGACACTTTCATCGCCGAGCTCGCAGAGGTGGTTGGTATAGAGATCGACCCCCACCACCCGGACATAAAGAGGGGTTTCGAGGATAGCCCCGAGGACTTCAAAGACTCCGTGAAGGTCCTGGCCAAGAAGTTAGTAGAAGGGAAGGGCAAGGACGAAGATCAGGAGTCCCTAACAGAGGCAGCGAAAAGGGGAGCGATAGGATCTCTGGGCGGAGGCACAGGAACCGCAACCAATCCTCTCGCCGGCATGACAGACCCCGACGAGATACATGACGAATGGGTGAGACAAGGAAGACCTATGCCCAAGAGAGAGGAGGCATAGGATAAAAGGAAGGTGAACTATGGCCGTTGTAACACTTGCGGATTTAGCCGCACAAGAAAAGGAACCTCTGCGCAAGGTCATCATGGCTGAGCTCCTGCGACAGTCAGACCTTATAGGGGTGATCCCCTTTGAGGAAGCGAAGAGCTTCGATAGCATCTTGGTCCGGTGGAAGGATCTACCCACCGTTGCTTGGCGCAACCTTAACGAGGGATATACCGCGACCAAGGGAACGACTGAGCAGGTCACGGAGACCATCTACTTGCTAGGTGGCGATATCGAGATAGACAGCGCTCTCAAGAAGGTCAAGAACCTACTTGAGCCCGTTGAGAAGACGCAGCGGAAGATGAAGATGGCTGCAATGGCGTACGAGTACAACGACACCTTCATCAATGGCGATCTCGCCGTGGACCCCAAGCAGTTCGAGGGGATCAAGAAGAGACTCGCCGGCATGGGCGCACGCCAGACCATTCTCGCTACCGCAGCGGGGGCGACTGTGGCCACCGTTCTAGCCACCGCCGTTACCGCCAATCGCTTCATTGACGATATGCACAGGCTGGTAAGCCTGGTCGAGGGCGGGGCAACGCACCTCTTCATGAACAAGAAGACGAAGTGGGGCTTTGAAGCCTGCCTTCGCAGGTCTGGGCTCCTGAAGACCACGACAGACGCCTTTGAGAGAGAGTTCAACACCTTCATGGGAGCTCTGATCGTGGATGTGGGCATCCAAGCAGACCAGTCCACCGAGATCATCACGAACACCGAAGTCGCTGCCGACGCTGGCGCGGATAGCACGTCTATCTACGCCGTCAACATGGAAGTTGGCCGGGGTTGTCACGGGATCAAGATTGGCAACATCGACATCTATGATCCCCTGAAGGGTGGTGAGAAGGAAGCCGGCCCTCAGACCCTTTTGAGGGTTGACTGGATGGTGGGTCTGGCCAACTGGTCGGACTACAGCATCGCCCGTCTCTACAACTTCGGGATGGTCTACGCCTAAGCCTAGACCAACACAGGAGGATAACATGGCTTTTGACGATGAACTGTACTTTCGTGAGGGGGCACTTTCGGGATCTATCCAGTCAACGGACCTCACAACCGACAGCATCAGGATTTACGAGACGCCTGTTGCTGGGTTGGGGATCAACGTGGTCATCCCGTCAATCGCATCTACAACCGTAGATCTTGCCGATTGCGGGCTGTACATTGAGATCTTTGAGTCGGATGACGATTCACAGTATAGGCTCATCAAGACGATGCCAGGGACCGATAGTACAGATGGTGTGTACTACGAGCCCGGGGTGTACTGGGATCGGTTCTACACTGACAAGGACTATGTGAAGGTTGATGTGACCATCGTCTCCGTTTCCACCGGCAGCACCACGCTGGACTTTGGCAAGGTGGACATCAGGCTCACGGATAGATTCGCCAAGTATGCGGGCTCATAAGGTTAGGGGGGCGTTAAGCCCCCCTTTCCCCACAAAGGAGCCGGTGGTGTGGGTATAAGCATAGCGGTCCCGTCGTTAGATCTACACGCGGTTCGCTTGGCACGCTATATGATCGCAACGAAGATGCCTTCTGGCGTGGAGGTTATCTGGAAAGAGTACAGCCACGCCCTTGCGATTGACAAGGCCCGCAATAACATCGTCCACAGCTTCTTAGATCAGGAGGTGAAAACTGATCGGCTCTGGATGGTGGACGACGATATGATCTGGGACCCGGATAGCGTAGGCAGGCTTTACGAGAGAGATTTGGACGTAGTTGCCGCGCTGACCTGGACTAACGCCGTCCCGCCCTGCCCTACCATTTGGCAGGATGAGCGAGAAGTTGATGGGACATACTTCTATACACCGGCTGCCTTTGAAACCCTACAATGGATGATCGACCACGATCACAATTTCGTTAGCAATGATCCAGTAGTTTTGCCCCCCTCAGACAACGACTTGGTAAAAGTCGATGCAACGGGGGGCGCTTTTATAATGATAAAACGAAGGGTCTTGGAGGCCATAGAGCCGCCCTGGTTTGAAGGGGATGTGAATGGCTTTGGGGAAGACTTCTATTTCTGCCGGAAGGCAAGGGCGGCAGGGTTCAAGGTGTTCGTTGACCGGTCAGTGATCGTTAGTCACCAGCCGAGATTTGTCTTGGGGCCGCTTACCTTCAGAGCGTTTATGGGAGTTACAAGAACAGCAACGGCAGAGGAAAAGGAAAAGACTTACGAGGCAGCGAGGAAGCATGAAGATTAACTTGGGCGGTGGTTACATCGACATTCCTGGCTATCTGAAACTCGACAAGCAGCCCGAGTGGGGAGGAGTGAGGGCCAACGTCATAGCAGACCTGGAGGAAGGGCTACCGTTTCCAGATCGTAGCATAGACGTCCTCAATGCTTCCCACATCTTCGAGCATATCCGGAACTTTATACCCCTGATGAACGAGTGCTGGCGAGTCTTGAAGGATGATGGGTTCATGATGGTTACTGTTCCTGCCTTCCCGTCCGATGGGGCAATAGCTCCACCAGACCATGTTCGCTATTTCGTGCAAAAGACATTCCATTGCCTTGAAAAGGAGTTTTGCCCCCCAGACCGAAAGGCATGGGCCGTGGAGGTGAATGTGCAATTTATCTCCCCCCTATTTGCGGAGGCAGATACAGAGGCCATCTTTGCCCTTATGAGGCCGGTGCGATGAGGACACTGAGGACACCGCCCACGAAGGCAGTGCCCATCGTCATCGTGAGTTACAACACGCTTTTCCACACCAGGCGGTGCATAGAGAGTATCCTGGTCCATTCTCATTACCCTCTTAGCATACCATACCGCTTGATAGTGGTGGACAACGGATCAACGGATGGGACAGTGGAGTATTTAGAGAGTCTAGGAGATGCCGTTGCGTGGTTTACAGAAAAGGAGAATCTGGGCTGGGTCAAGGGAGTCAATAACGGGCTGGCTTGTGCATTGTACTCGGGACTAGACCCAGACTTCATCGTGTTCGGCAACAGCGATATAGTGATCCCTGGCGAACCCTGGTGGCTTGACAGGTACATCAAACCCTTGGAGGAGGAGGGGATAGGGGCCGTGGGGCCTACGAGTAACTTCGTGATGGGCTTGCAGAAGTATGAGTTCAACGCACAAATGCCACCGATTCACGAAGTCAAGTACCTTATCGGGTTATTCGTGGCGATGAAGGCGAAGGTTGCAAGGGAAGTCAGCCAATTAAATTTCGGCAACTTCTTAGACGAGCGCTTTGGACTGGGTGGAAATGATGACCTTGACTTGTCTATCAGGATTCGCAACCTGGGCTACAAGCTACTGGTCAACCGGAAAGCCTTTGTGTATCACTATGGATCTAGGACTTTGCTTCAGAAAGATGTGTTTGATGGGCGGGAGGGGATTGCAAAAGAAGAAGCCCGCACTAGAGCCCTTCTGGTTGAGAAATGGGGAGAGAAGACGGTGGACGAACTCTTTATAATGCCCCCGGGCGTTCAGGGAAGGCTAGGAGGGGCAGGAGAGGGGATATGAGCCTATTGACCTTCGTGACTAGGAGTTGTAACCGGCCTGTCATGCTACAGAGGGGCAAGGACTCCTTGATTGACCAGACAGACAGTGATTGGGAGCAGATTATCTTGGTGGACGATGGGGCGCGTGGGATCGAGTACGCCAATGGTATGCTCGTCGCCAATAAAGAGCAGGTCAAGGGGCAGTACGTTTACATTCTGGACGACGACCATAGGCTAATCGTGCCCGACTTCGTAGCGGGGATTCGCGCAATCGTTGAGGCATCGACTCCCGATGTCGTCATGGTCAAGGCGCGCAAGAGGGTACATGGCCTTCTTCCCCGGAAGTGGGGATCGCATCCCCAGAATGGCTCGGTAGACACGGCCAACTTTGTAGTGAGGAACGAGATATGGCAAGAGCACATTGGGGCCTTTCATCGCCCTAGCTCTGGCGACTTCTACTTCATCAACGAGATCTTTTCAGATCCAAAGTTGAAGGTCGAATGGTGGGATTACATCGTCTCAGAGGATATGCGAGATGACTAAGCTATTGGTCTTTACGACAGCCAGAATGTCATCGTCTCGATGCCCGGGCAAGGTTGCCTATGATCTGGGGGGCAAGCCCTCCTTCGTCCAGTTGCTTGAGAGAGCGCAGCAATTCATACCCGATGCTGACTACTACTTTGTTGCCACTACCGTCGAGATCGTGGACGACCCCCTAGTGCTTTTGGCACGGGCGTATGGCTACGAGGTCTTTCGTCACTCGGCTGCGTCTACCCCGATACGCCAGTTGGCGTTGTTCGATCACCTGGGACTCAAGGATGAGGATATCTACATTCCAGTTTCCTCAGACACGCCTTTCGTAATTTGTGATCATCTGCCTTTCTGCAAGAAGGTGGTCGAGGAAACGGGGCTTGACACCCGGCCAGTGCTACGCAACGGGACTCTTGCGAAGGCGGTACACGCGAGTACTGTATGCCATGTGGGGCACTATCGGAAGCTAGTACCGCTGGGATGGCGAACCACGTGGAAGGATGGGGCTACGGGCTTCAATGTTCATCCCTTACCCCAGGCGTTTGTCGAGTTTCCCGCGAAGTATCAGGAGCCTTGGTCCTGGAACCCCTTATTCATAGACATTCCCTTGCAGGCCCTACAGATTAAGGGGATTTACGAACTGCTCTACAAGGGCAGACCCATCGACATCTTCGACTTGCCTGCGCTATTTGAGGAGAGGCCGTTTCTGGCCCATCTCGTCGATCCCGACGTAATCACTAACGCCGGGGGCATCATGCCTCACGGAGCGCATGGGTATGATATACAAGAGGCTCTGAACGTGACCGACTCAATAATCGTCAAGTGGGATGGGAAGGAGGGCCTATGTAATCTGGGCGCGTCGGACGAAGATCAAAGCCCCGAAGGAGGTACGCGGTGCGAAAGCTACTAACTCTGTTGTTGATTTTCTCTATGCTAGTCATGTCGTGTGCGAAGGCCACACCCTCCCCACCACCGCCTGAGGTGGTGGCCGCGGTTCCCGTGGAGGAGGCTGAAGAGGAGGAAGCTGCCCCCGAGCCCTTTACGCTCGTCTGGTACACCGGCTACGCAGCGGGTTGTGTAAACCAGGATTATTGTGTGCCAGAGTGTGAGGGGCCTGGATGTCTCGGGGATTGGCAGATCGAGCATTTCCACGCCGCATACCCACAGTACGATCACGTCACCATCGAGTACATCTACCAGACGGAAGTCGGAGGGATGCTACCACCTGATCTCGACACGCTCATTGCTGCCGGCGAGACGCCTAGTATCATAGACGGCTATGGTGGCCGCATTGGTCGGTATGCAGAGATCGGGCTTAACTTCGATGACTACCTAGACGACGACCAGAAGGCCGCCTTTCTCAACTACGAGGGTATGTTCTTCGGTGACACGATGCCGATGATTGAGGCTTCGGGTAACTTTGCTTATTTCACCGTGAACGCTACTCTTGTTGGAAGGGCGTGCGCCCAGGAGGAATTTGAGTGCAGCGTCCCTGAGCCGTGGTCTCTTGTCGCCCATGACGAGTTTCTAGAGATTGGCAGGGCTATCAAGGCCCTAGACGACGGCTCCTACCTCGGATTGCTCTTCGGAATGAACCCATCGAGCCAGCATCTTCAGTGGCTTTGGTTTGCCCAGGTTGGAGTACAGGCCTTCGAGGGCGGCGTCTTTACAGGGCTCAATAGCCCTGAGACTCGCGCCGTGATGAGGGAGCTGATCGACCTATACAACGATGGCCAGTTCATGCCGGGAGCGCCAGGTCTATGCGACGACGACTATCTGGTCTACTGGGGACCTGGTAAGATTGCCTTCGCTCCTTGGGGTCTGCCCCGTCACGCGGGTACGATGGTAGCACTCGTTGAGTCGGGTGAGCTTGAGGAGCCTTGGGAGATCGTGCCGATTCTTGGCATCCAGTTTGACGAGGACATTCAACCTCTCATGTCGGGCTCCCACTTCACAAGTGCCAGCATAGTCACGGCAGCGACCCCGGAAGAACACCGGAAGGCAGCCGTTGACTTTGCCCACTTCACCATGATGCTGAATTGGGTGCGGTGGGTAAATCCGGGCACACTCCCTGCGACGGTCCCTAGTCAAGAGAAACTGAGGACGGGAGATCTCGGGCCGGCCTATGAATACATTGCAGAGCATGGCCTAGCAGACGTGGGTGTTTACAACCCGCATTACAACGAGATCCGTTCTCTCTTCGCTGATCTGGTCGCCGCTATGACAGCCGGGGTGAAGGCTCCGGTGGAGGCGATGTTCACGCTTGAGCAGATTGGTGAGGCGTTGATGGAAGAATGAGTAAACGACGAGGTTGGTGGGGGCTACTCTTTGTGGCCCCCGCCCTCCTGGCCTTATTCGTCTACTTCCTACTGCCTATAATTTACAGTGGGAACCTGAGCTTCTATAAAGTTGAGCTTACTGGGAGATCCTGGGTTGGACTTGACAATTACTTGGCGCTGGGAGAGCAAGATCAGTTATGGAATGGCATCAGGGTCTCCGCGAAGTTCCTAACCGCATATCTGTTCTTTAACATCGTCGTCGCATACCTACTAGCCATTGGGTTGAGCAAACTAAGCCCACGATTCTGCGGGGTGATGCTGACCTACTACCACATACCCTGCCTGATCTCCGCGATTTCGAGTATCGCGGTCTGGCGGTGGCTCTACAGATACCCGGGAGGAGGCCTCAATGAAATCCTTGAGGCCCTACACCTGCCGACAATCATGTTCCTGGGGAATCCAAGAATCGCCGTTTGGGCAATTTGCTTCGTGATGATGGGTGGCATGGTGGGCAGTTCCACGGTTCTCTATGCAGCGACCATAGGCCAGGTCAACAAGGAGTTGCTTGCCGCTGCCCGGCTAGACGGAGCGAATGAGTGGCAGGTGATCTGGTACATCCTTACTCCGCTAACCCAGCCGGTGAGGATATACATTTTGATAGCGAACTTAATAGGGGCGATGAATGTCTGGGAGCATCCATTCTTCTTCACTGGAGGTGGGCCCTTTGGCTCCACTCGGACGATGATGTTTGAGATCTACTATACTGCCTTTGTCAAACATAGGTTTGGACTGGCTTCAGCCTTGACGATGGTGATGATGGGCATAGCTCTGGGGATCGGGGCTGTGTCAATGCGAAGGGTTAGGAGTTACCTTGGGTAAGAAAATTGTCTTGATGGCCATGATCGTTCTGCTGGGGACGTGGTTTGTCTTTCCCGCGTACTTCACGTTGCAGACATCGTTTATGACGAAGTTCGCTCTTGTCAATCCCCTTACTGCGTGGCGGCACAGCTCCTTGGGGAATTGGAAGATGATGCCGTGGGGCTTGCTAATGGGCTGGCTGAGAAACAGCCTGGTCGTTTGTGGATCACTTTCTGTACTCACGTTGCTGGTTTGCGTCGCGGCAGGATACGGCTTCGCAAAGTTCGACTTCCCGATGAGGGAACCGCTATTCTGGCTCTTTCTTTTAGCGATGATAGTTCCTGGCTCCCTGCTATTCTTGCCGAGGTATCTCATCACAAGGGATATGGGGATTTTGAACACCCATCTAGCGATGATACTGCCGCTGATCCTTAGCCCGGCGTTGGTCTTCCTTTCCCGGCAATACCTATTATCTATCAGCGACGATCTACTGGATGCGGCGCGGGTGGACGGTGCATCGGAGGCCCAGATCTTCCGCTACATCGTACTCCCCCTAGTCAAGCCATTGATCGTTCTCGCGGTGCTTGGGGGGTTTAGCGCCGGCTGGGGAGACTTCATGTGGCAGTACATCGTGGCTAGGAATCGGGAGATTCAAACGATGACCGTGGGACTGGGACTGTTTATGATGGGCTCTGCGGGTCCTTCGGGTTCGAGTCTGTCGCCAGAGTTCACGGCCTTGCTTCGGCAAGGCGTATCCTTGGAGGGTATGCAGGCGGTGGCGGCCATACTACAATCTGCTCCAATGCTGGCGCTCTTCGCCTTCGGCCAGAAGTATTTTTTGCAGGGCATCAAGCTGGGGGCTCCGGAATGAAATTTGTGAACGAAGCTCTGAGAAACAAGCACAAAGGCGACCCCGTGTGGGTTATGGGTGCTGATCCCACGGTGGTCACGTATCCCAAGGACTTCCTAAGCGACAAGTTATCAATCGTCATAGGAAGCGCACAACGCATCTTCCAGAACGGAACCTACAACTACAACAACGAGTCTAGGACTATCTTGCCACACGCGAAGCTCATACCCGATTATCTAGCGAAGGCACAGCTCTGGGCGTTTCCGTTCTACGGTAAGGATGAGGACCAGTCCAGGGCGCTCATTGAAAGGTTGCAGCCAGTAGAGGCGTGGTATCTGGACTACAAGCCCTACCCGCCACGCGGACATAGGCCGGACGCACTGACGGACGTGGGACGCGATGCGATGATTGCGTTGGTCGGAGCCGCGCACCGGGGCGAGGCCGGCCCCTATGGAGGGTTCGGAACCTGCCTGCATTGTGCTCTCTATGTGGCAATCATCATGGGGTGCGACCCGATCAACATTGTCTGTTGCAGCCATCGGGTTATAGGCGATCACTGGAAGCCTCCAGAACTAGGGGGGAGACCCATGACCCCCGAGCAAATCGCCCACTCAGAAAAGAACTGGTGTCGGTATGCCGAAGGGGGTACGCAGGCGATCATGGAGGGCTGCAGAAGAGAAGGAATAGAGGTCATTCGATGGCAACAACAACCGCAATAATCGTACACTACTGGCTGGAGAGGACTAGCCACATCGCTAGGATTGTACGCGATTTACACCAGGGGAGTGTTGTGCCAGATAAGATCATTGTCTTCAACAACAACAAAAAGATTGTCCTGCCCGCAATGCCTGGGGTGGCGGTCGTGAACTCGACCCACAACTTTCACTGCCCTGTAAGACACGCAATAGGGCTAATAGCCGGTACTGAGCTCTGCCTGTTCGTGGACGATGATGTCACGCTACGGCGCGATGGCTTAGAGTATCTACTCACGGCGCACGACATCTTCCCCGAAGCCATACTAGGCTTTGAAGGAAGAAAGTTGGGCTCAGACAAGAACGCTCCTTACACTTCTGGCCACAGAGTTCACAATGTTGCCGTGCCAACATCAGTAGATATAGTTTTGGGCAGGGTACACTTCTGCAAGACCAGTAAGCTGATAAGCGCCTTTGCAACGAGGCAAGGAATAGAAAGTTCCTATGGGGAGGATGACATCTTCTTGTCGCTCTCGAACGATGCACAGAACTATGTACTCCCATCTAAGATGATAGAGCTTGGCGAAAAGGGAGTCGGATTGTACCATCGAGCCAACCACTATTCTCTGAGAAACGAATGTTGCCTTGGGGTTTTAGAGCTTAGGAGGAGGCAGGATGAGCAAGGAATATCTGGCCGAAACGGTTAATCCGGCCTATGCAGGGATGGTCGCCCGCATCAAGTTCAAGGAGGGCAAGGCCATAGTAAACGAGGAGGCCGTAGCCGGGGGCGATAGAGACCTCCCAGAGGTCATCCGGGTGTTCAAAGATCTAGGCATTAAGATCACCGAGATTGCAAAATGCCCGAAATGTGGTAAAATATGTAAGTCGGCGTTTGGCCTGCATGGCCACATGAAGACGCACGCAGGAGAGGACGCGGAGGAGCCCGGGGAGGCCGAGGAGCCAGTTAAGGAGGATTGATATGGGGTACACGCGTAAGGACTTTAGGGATGACCTGGATGCCATCTATGTTGATACTGGGAACACGACCTGGACAGCAGCTCAGAAAAACTCTGCTATCAACCAGGCGATAGATGCCCTCTGGCCTGAGTGTAAGGCTTCCAAGAAAGACGAGTCCAAAGTCTTAGTTGCTGATACCTACCTTTATACCCCCACTGGCCAACCTACGGAGCTGGGCTATTCGCAGGCTTTCTTAGAGCAAGACAGCGATGAGGAGTATCTACTATTGCGCAGGGTGATGCAGACGCGGGAGCTTGTTTCTGGCATCCTCAAGTGGGTGGTGGATATCCCCAAGGATGTCGTTGACAACAATGACGTGGGCAAGACGATCTTGCTTCGCTACCACGGCCCGTTTGACCATTTCACCGGGGATCAAATCGTGGGTTCCGGTATTGCCTTTGCCGCCACAACGCCAGGGACAATAACAGATACGGGTAACGGGCTGGCCTTTGTGCAAACCGGGGATACCATCATAGTCTCTGGATCGGCAGATAATGAGGGCACTTACGTTGTGAGCACGGGTAATGTGGCCGGAACGATTAGGACTACGGAGGCTACGACTCTTGAGGCAGCCGGAGATACTATAACCATAGGAGTCGGGACCGTCACCGAACAGGACCTACCCTATCTCCCCGTTCTCTACTACGCCCAGATGGCACTCTGCACCATGATGCTCCAAAGGGCAGGCTCATCGGATATTGGGATGTGGAGAGAACAGATCGCAGAATACAGGGCCCTTTGGTTGCAAATGAAGAAGGACAACCTGGTTCTCTCGATGGCCTGCCATATCGGGCTGAGAAGGAGGTAGACTATGTTTATTTGCCCGGGGTGTGGCGAGGAAGGGCAATACTATGCCAAGGGGCTATGCAAAGTGTGCTATAACCGCCAGTGGGATAGGGCTAACCCAGATAAAAAGAAGGCCCGGGACTGCGGCTGGCGAGAGAAACACAAAGATCACATAGCGGCATACAATAAGCGCTACTACGAGGAGCATAGAGAGGAAAGTTTGGCCTATCAGCGTCAATATCGGCAAGAGAATGGCGAGAAGGTGGCGGCTAGCAATCGCCGCCACTACCAAAAACATCGAGGGATATATGCTACCAATAGTAAGCGCTGGGTCAAGGAGAACCCCGAAAGGGCCGCGGCCATTAAGGCACGCCGCAGGGCCAGAGAAAAGAGGGTCCCTGATACACTAACAACAGAGCAATCCGAGCGACTTCTTACAATTGGCCAAGCCATGTATCCAGGCGAGAAACTGCACCTCGACCACATCGTGCCTATAAGCAGGGGTGGGGGAACCACAAGGGCAAATATTCATTTCATCCCCGCAACGGTCAATCACCGCAAGGGAAACAAGTTACCGCAAGAGACTTACAGACAAGAAAGGCTGGGGGCATAACATGGGTGTCGTAGAAGGTGGCCACCTATATGATGTTGCGTTCAAAAAGGGCGGCGTTCATACGTCCTCCATGATCTGGTTCGACACCTATGGCGAGTTCATCCACGACCTAAATCGCAACCTACCCATTATACCCGCGGGCACGACCATCACCGTAGCGGGTTCTGATTCCAATGATGGGGACTTTACAGTCGTAGACAGCGAGGTCACTTGGATTCAGGTGGCAGAGAACCTTACGCCGGAAGGTGAGGGGGCCGAGATTTCAATAACCATCGCCGCTCATGGTCATGGGTTTATGATCGTGCCCACCTCCGCTGAATTTCGCAGGCGGGCCAACGACTTCGCTCCCGTAATTGGCGTGCCAGGAGCACAGCTTGAGTACGCCGAGGACATCTGGCGACCCTGGACGATGGGGGACTTCCGGGGAGGGCTAGGGCAAGAAGAATGGGATGATCCCACCCGGTTTGACATTATGACGGCGGGGTTGCGGATATACAAGAACAGGATCACCCTGGATACCCAATTCCACGATGAGGATGCCGGCGTTGTCGTGAGCAAAGGCGTAGACTTTGCTGGGGATCACTATGCTATCTCTGTTAATACGGTGAGGAAGCGAACCACGGCGATTCTTACAGCCTCCAATATAGCCTTTGCAGCCACAACCCCAGGGACAATAACTCATGCCGGAAACGACTTGGCCAAATTCGTGACCGGCGACAAGATCATCATTACTGGCTCTGCGAACAATGATGGCACTTATGATGTGAGCACGGGTGGTGTTGCTGGGACGCTCAGGACTACACAGGAGACATTTCTTGAGGCTGTCGGAGCCTCTGTAACCATAACGGGTAGCTGGAATCTATCTAAGGACTTTGGGGTTGAGGTGAGGGGGCTATGCGTATGGGGGCAGAAGTTGTGGGCTTCTACTTGGGGTTCTAGGCTCTGGTACACATCTGATGGGGCGGCCTGGACTCAAGACGGTGACGCAGAGGAATACCTAACTGCCATACTGGGCTACCGGGAGTTCCTATGGATAGGCACGGTAGCCAGCATCATATTTAGCGATGCGCCTCCTGGTAATTGGAAACCGGCAATAGCCGTTGGGGATGTCACGTACGGAACGGGGATAATTAACATGGCTGTCCTGGGTGGCTTTATCGCCATAGGCCGAACGGACGGAATCTATATCTACGAGGGTAGTGGTGATAGGGCTGAGGGTCCAATCATAGACTTTGAGAACATGGACTGGTCGGGGAACTGCAAACTCTTTACCGTGGTGGACGGCTTTCTCTATTACAACATCGGAGATCGGGTGAAAAAGGCAGATCTTCGAGGAGCAGAGTTTGACATCACGCCCTCTATAAGCGGAGATAAGTATAAAGAACTTTATGGCTTTGGCGTGCCGGTGGGAGGGCAAGGCCGCCAGGGGCATCTCTACGTAGCCTTCGCAGGAACTAAGCACGTAGGGGGTACTTATCCTGCGGTGCTTGAGATAACCACTATAGACGTTGGCGGGTGGCGGGTAGCCTATGAAGCCCCATCGGATCTCATAACAAGAGGTTGCTGGTTTAGCGACGTCGCTGATCGGCTGTTCATCAACGACGGGACTACGAGGAGCCAACGGTTCCAGCCCCAAAGCGATGCACCATACCCTGACTATGTGCAAACGGCTTCTATTATCACCTCTTGGTTCGATGCCGGGGATGTGTGGAGTCAGAAGATATTTAGGAAGATGCTGGCGCTGGCACGGGATTTGTCTGCCACAGAGACGATCAAGCCGTACTACGAGAAAGATTACAGCGGAGCCTGGGTCTTGATAGAGACACTAACGTCCGGCGGGCAAAATGAGTTCTTCTTCGATCCCAACAACGTAGCCAATTCGGCTAGGAAATGGCGACTGAAGATTGAGCTTTCAAGAGACCCCGAAGATAGTGGCGTGACGCCTACGTTGTTGTTGCCACTGGTGGTTTCCTATATCGTGCGTCCCGATCCCGTCTATGCCCAGCAGGTAGTCGTTCGCTTGCAAGAGGGGATTCAGACGCATCAAGCCACCGGGGGCCGCAAGACATTAAGTGCTGGCGACATAACCACACTCAAGGCGTTCCTTAGAGTGTGCGAAGCATACCCATTACCCGTCGAATACACAGACCGGTATGGAGCAACTTGGGATGTATTTATCAGCCGAACAGAGGAACTACGCTCCTTTAGATACCCAGTTGGCTTAGGCGGCGAGGAAAGGCAAGAAGATGTGATGATCGTCACCATGAGAGAGGTCTAAGATGCCAGAGTTTCGCTTGCGGGCCAAAGGGCCACCAAGGGGCAAGGAATATATCAGGATACCCCCGGGCTTAGAACTGGCATCCAAGGGGGAGATTGTTGTCTATTGGGCGTTGACAAGGATGCGGATACCCTTTATTACACAGGTCAACTACGAAGGGGGGATGGGCTACCCCGGGGGGACCCGGGTGGATTTTCGCTTACTGGATAGAGATATGGTGGTCTACTATCACGGACCCTACTGGCACTCATCGCTTTACAGTAGAGCGAGGGATCTGCTAAACGAGATTGCCTTGAGGGCCAGGGGCATCACTCCTGTAATCCTCTGGTGGTGGGAAGTAGAAGCCGATGTGGAAGGTGCGATCATGCGGAAAGTAGGCTACGCTCTGGGACGGAGACGGCAATGGCAAGGATGATAAGGATGGTAGGGGAAGTTAAAAGGAACTCTCCCCCCAGCGGTTATCCGAGACCGCGACTGGAACCGCCTATACCGATTCCCCAGCCCTATGCCATGCCTACTCAAAGAGAGTATGGCAGGAAATCCCAGGCAGAATTGATTACAGGTCGTTGGATCTTTGAAAATCTTGCGATGGCCATGGGGGCCAAAAACGCATCTGCTTATGCTGATGGCTCGGCTACGGGGGGTGTTGCGGAGGCGATAACTGAGTTCGAGGGTGCGGAGGGAGTGCTTTATGCCTCTCCGAAGGCATATCCGTTCGACTCCAATTACACTATACCCTCTAATATCCACCTCTGCTTTGGCAGGGGTGCTATCTTCACTATCGCTACAGGCGTGACCCTTACCATCAACGGCACAATGCCGGAGGACCCCCTAAGTCAACGGTTTAATTGTGTTGGCACTGGGACAGTAGTGTTTGGTGACGGTTCTGTTGCAAGAATATGCCCTGAATGGTGGGGCATCGATGGGACTAACGACCATCTGGAGCTCGAAAAAGCCTTTGATGCAGCCGCTTTAGCCAAGATTGTAATATTCTCACAGTTATACAACGTTACTGTTGTGCCGACCGTGGCCGTGGGAGCAAGTATTCAAGGCCTTGGTCGCCACACAGGGATAAATGCCACTGGTTGCGATGGAATTTCCTTCGATGGTAATGGCTCCGTTCCCGGAACCTTCTATAAGGATTTTGCGATCTTAGGAGATGGCACGGCGAGCATTATTGGGCTTAATGTACCAGGTACGAACACAACGGCATATATCTTGCAGGGGCCAAAGTGGGATAACATATACATCAACAACTTCGAGACGGCGGTGCATCTGAGGACATTACGGCATGCCACCTTCGATCACATAGTCGCCTATGATGTCAAAAGGGGCATCGATATAGCGGGGATGTGTGTGGATGTGCGCTTCAATAATCTCTTCTTTGCCCAGGGAAGCTATGCAAATGCGGGTTCTAGGGGAATCAGCGTAGATGGATTCACTTACGATGAAGGGCTGAGACGCTCTGAATCAATTACGTTTAAGGATCCTCTCATCTTTGGTTTCGAGAGTGGGGCATATTGGTGGCAGTGCAATCTTGGCCAAATTATCCGCCCCACTTTAGATGATTGCACCAAATATGGTATTCACTTCATGCAGAGCGACGGGGGCCTAACAATTCGGGACGGGTGGGTTTCCATTCGCGGAGCCAGCGCTCTGTATGGCATCTATGGCATTACTCTTGGCTCTTCGCAAGATGGCATCGCTCTGATTTCACACATGAAGATCTTTGCTTATGACAGCCCCCACGCCGACTCGGTGGGGATAAGGATTCTTGGCAATCAGGACAACACGCATACTGAACACAACCACATAGATGGATTCCAAAAGTACGATATAGAATATGCTAACAATGCCAATGCTAGAATCCTTTACAACAAGTGCCTTTCCACCACTCCTACCTACTCTTTGTATATGGATACTTGCACAAAGCACATGGAGCATGGAAATGAATTTGCCGGGTCAGTGTTCTTCTCGGCGGGCACAAGACATGTTGAAGAACAAGAGGCGTGGATAACGCCATCGCTGCTAAACAGCTGGGCTGATTTTGGCGGTGGGTATCCACCCGCAAGATATTTCAAAGACAATTTTCGCATTGTGCATCTCAAGGGACTGGTCAAGGATGGAACTGGCATGGGCACCGTGATATTCACGTTACCCGCTGCGTATCGGCCCGCAGAGGAGCATTTCTTCGCAGTAGCAAGCAACAACGCCTTTGGGTTTTGCAGCGTGACTGTCGCAGGCGAAGTGAAGGCTATAGTGGGCAGTACCTCTTGGTTTTCTCTTGCGGGAATTACATTTAGGGTTGATTAGGGATCGTAGGGGCATGACTTTCAAGAAAGACATCGAAGAGGAATGAACGATGAGTAAATATGGCGAGCAGATAGCCAGGATAGATGAACGCACGGGCGCCATCCTTGAACGACTAGGCAACTTGAACGATTCCCAAGATAAGCAATGGAAGGCCATCAACGAGAATGCGGGGAACATCAAGGTGCTCGATACCAAAGTCTCGATCTTTGCCGGAATCCAGACCATTTTGAGCGCGGCCTTGGCTAGTATAGCCGCTTGGTTGGGGATGAGGAAGTGAGCAAACTGGGTCTCCATATCCACTCTTGGAACCACGCGATCTTTGTCTACTGTAAGACGGTGGGGGGCGCAGTTCACATCATACTCGACCACAACGAGATGATGGTAAACGAGGTGAAGAGGGCACAACCCAAGAGTCTCTTGATTGCTCGGTTATGGGTCCCCGAGCAGAAGCTAGACAACCCCATCAAGAACGCCCAGGACTTTACCGATCTCCTACTACTCTATATGGACGGCTGCGACTTCGATGGCGCGACTGGCTATAACGAGTGGGATGGCGACCTGATGTATTGCGATGGCAGGCCGGGGGGCAAGGAGGTCTTCGAGAGGTACGCAGACTTCGAGGCGGAGCGTAGCCGAATACTCCATAGAGAGGGCTTGCTATCCGTGGTAGGTGGCTGCTCGGTTGGCACTCCCCCGGAGCACTGGTTCGAGGTCTTTAGGCCGGCACTGGAAGAGGGAGACTTTCTACATCTCCACGAATACTCCGCGCCGGCCATGTGGGATGCGGAGAACTGGCATTGTCTCAAGTATAGGGCGGTGTATAGATACCTCAAGGAGCATGGCCTTCCCCAACTTCCCCTCATCATCTCTGAGTGTGGCATAGACGGCGGAGTGGTTGGGCGCCCGAGAGAGGGCTGGAGGAAGTTTGGGATTACGCCCTGGCAGTACATGGCGCAATGGGAATGGTATGACGAGGAGATGATGAAGGATTGGTTTGTGGTGGGCTCTGCTGCGTTCGATTGTGGTGGGGGTGGTGGACTAGGTTGGGCCTCATTTAACATGGACCCGCAGATGCTGCGCCACTATGCCGATCGGATCAGAGCATTAGGCGTATCGCATTGGGATGGATCATATGAGCCAGGAGGTGACTCAATGGGAGTGTGGGAACAGGTGAACAACCATAGGCCGGACGTGGCAGTGTTCGCCTATGAGATAGGAGGGGCAACGAAAGAACACCACGTACCAATCCCCGATTACCAGGGACAACCCGTGTCCCCGGCGAAGGTGCTAACGGTCGTCATCGCCAACGAGAAGAACCCCTGCGACCCCAGCTTCGTCAATGAGTTCGAGGAGAAAGACAAGGATGGGAAGCCCACTGGCCGGATGCTCCACGCTGTCGGCCTCTGCGGGGTGGTGGCAGAGCACACCGCATACACTATTGAGGAGTTGAAAGATCCTTTCGTCAACATCAAGATGGGGCTTCGCATATTAGAGGGCAAGCTGCACGGAGTCCAGGGGAACTTGAGAGAAGCCTACTACCTCTACACCGGGGGCCCTGCCTGGGAGCCTAAGGGCCGGTGGCTTAGTGAAATCTGGCTCAATCGCTTCTGCTCTACCTACAAGCTCTTCTGGGGCGTGGATCTGGCAACCGGCGTAGCTCCCGAGACAAAAATACTACTTGTCAGGATTGCAGAGTTAGAGACCAGGCAGGTAGCCTTGATAGAGGAGCGTGTGAGGGATAGGACAGCGATGATAGCGGCGGTAAACGAACTCAACAAGAGGATTCACATTTAAGAGGAGGCGCAAAGCATGGAGTTCTGCGAGATCATTGAGAAACACCCTAGTCGGCGCACCGTCTTCACTATCTATCCCCTGGCGGATCTCCACATCGGGCTTGTTGGACTCGATGAGGAGCTGCTACGCAAGGACGTGGCCAAGATAAAGCGCAGCCCCAATGCGCGGTGGATCAGCATGGGGGAAGTGTGCGACCTGATTGTGCCCGGGGATAAGCGATGGGACCCTGCCCACGTGGCGCCGTGGGTTGACCAGTTGGACGTAGCAGAGTCCCAGGTGGTACGGGCGCTGGACATTCTCAAGCCTATCGCGGACAAGTGCTGGGGGATGATGCTTGACACTCATACCGATAGCATGAGGAAGAACATCAACCGCGATGTATACTCTGAACTCCTGCGCCGGCTGGGGGAGGATCTGCCAGATGAACTCAAGGAAGACCGCCTGAAGCGTTTTGAGAGCATGGCGTTTCTGAACGTCATTTTCCGGCGCATCATGGGAAAGGGAGGAGCACAAAGAGAGGTAGGGAGTGTCATACATTTCTGGCTTCACCACGGCTGGTTTACTGGCCGGTTGGCTGGCCATGTTGCCCTCAACCTACAACGCCTAACGATGAACTATGATGCAGACATCTACTGCGTTGCGCACGGCCACAAGAAACACATCCTCCCGCTAACCTATCTAAGCGCTAGGCATGGTGGCGATCACGGAGAAAGGCCGATCAAGATGCCCCGCTTCACCATGATGTGCGGGACTTACGTGGATGCTCATAAAGCAAGTGCGACTAGCTGGGCGGAGAAGCGGGGCTTTTACCCCGTGCCCCTGGGTTGCCCAGTCATCAGGATAAAGCCCGCAACGAAGCTGGTGGAGGTAATTGATTCGGGGGCATTGCCCACTTTCTAGCGGAGAGGTCGACAACTGTATACAAAATGTAGCCAATAGAAAGGAGGTGAGAAGAGATGGACTTTCCACTTGACATCAGGGCAGTTCTTACGATTCCTGGGATGGCCGTACTAGCAACCATCGTTATCCTGTGGCTCAACCAGTATGTTCCCAAGGACCAGAAGTTCTATACCAACATCATCGCGCTGGTGATCTGTGAGGTCTTCGCCATTGTGGGGACCTTCATCCTCTACGGCAGACCAACAGCGGCGCAGTTGTATATGACCTTCTTGGTCGGGCTATTCGGGACATCGCTTGAGTGCTTCGGATATGAGGCTATCAAGAACCTACGAGCGTTTGGCAAGCCAACTACATGACCACCACCACCCCCCAGGGGGGCAGGAGAAGTGGGATGACTTCTTCTGCCCCCCTGTTCACTAAAAGTGCTATGTTTACCATAGGGCAAACAGATTTCCTTATTCTACGTCTAAACTTTAAGGTTGAAACCCTTGACTTCTCTCTCTAATCTGGTATAATTAGAGATGTAGAGAAGGGAGGCAAGAATGAACGGCGGGAAGAGCAGCGTACTAGGTCTGGCAGCAGGAGTGGAGCGAACCAAGTCACTATGGATCAACGCTGAACTGCACCGCGAGCTAAAGATGAGGGCCGCTGAAACCAGGAGGAGCATTAGAGACCTGGCAGAAGTGGCCATCCGTCTTTATCTGGACGGTGGGCCAAAGAACCCGGTGGGCAAATGAACTTTGAGGGACTAACCGACATCATACGATTCTATGGAGGGCTGGGCAAGCCGCTTTCGACGTGGGAGCTGGAGAAGCTAGCCGACGAAGAGGCGATCACCGCCTATAGAAAGGGGGAGAAGATGCCGGAACCCAGGGCGGTGAGTCTGTACAGGGAGTTGGACCAGGTTGTGATAACCACTAAGTCGGGCAAGATCAAGTTCTTCAAGCCCACCCCGGCAAGCACCCGCAGAATGATGAAGGTGCTTAGGTCTCTCGATACAGAGGATAGGGCTGACATTGGCTTCGCCCAGATCTACGGGGGCGGGTTCCGCGCATGGGTCGATCCGAAATGGACAATAAGAAGGAGGGGGGGCTAAGATGGGGCTTCTTATGGAGCCACCAAGGGGTGATGGAGGCTTTGATGACAGGCTGCATTTCCACGAAACACTCCCGAACGAGGAGCAGAAGGAGGAGAGGATGAGTAACCGAAGCGTGGACGAGCTCATGGCTGACGACAGGATAGTCCCCAGCGCAAGGATGCACCACCTTCTAGTTGCGCTAGGGCAAACCCAGGAGGAGGCAGAGGCGAGGGCCGCCCCCTTTAAGGCCGTCATCAAGGATGAGGAAGAGAAGATGGCGGGGGCCGTGGCTATCGTAGAAGCACAGGGGCGCAGGCTCAGGGCTATCATAGAGGAGTGCCTGAACAATTACTTCGCAGACGAGGACTGGAAGTACAAGGGCGAGGCGGGATCTGCCCAGATCGTCAGGCCCAAGAACCGCATCTCCTACGATACCAAGGGGCTAGAAACGCTCAGGCTATCGAGTGATGAGACCAACCGGCTGATCGGCCATTTGCGGAGCGAGAAGCCGACCAACCCGTATCTCAGGGTGAAGGTCAAGTAGAGGAGGAGGAAGATGGCTCTTAGGGCCGAGATTGTTTCTCTGGGCGACAAGCTCAACCATACTAGGCTTGACCTGGAGAATCTGCGGAAGACCAAGGCGGAGACAGAGGACGAGATAGAGCGCCTTGAGAAATTGCAGGACACCCGAGCGTCTGTCCTGCGTAGGTTAAGAGAGATAGGCGAGGCGCTACAGCCACTAAAGGAGGTAGAAGGGGATGCCGATTAGCGATCTAGATGGACGCTATCGACCCCAGCGGTTAGGCAAGGTGAGGCTGGGCCGGAAGAAAGAAAGGAAGACGAAGGGCGGCAAGGTCGTGGAGATCCCGTATGCCACGCCCTATTTCGTGATGGACGATATGCCCCCGGAGATCCAGAATGAGTACGGGGAGGAACCGACTACCCTCAAGATCGAGTTTCTGTTCAATACCATTCCTCAGGTGTTTCCCCACTTCCATCAATACTATCTAGCCCGTGGCCTCCGTTGCATGGGCGATGGGGAGATCGTGCTTTACCGGACGGCAGGCACGGTGGAGGAGCCCGAGGTCTGTATCAAGGACGCGGTTCTGTTGGTCTCTGCCTCTATGGCAAGTGAGGAGTGGACCGAAGAATACGGGACCAACGAGGAGGCGGGTAACACTCTTCGCTGCCTGGGCTTCGAGTGCCCATCGAGCAAGCCGGGGGGCTGTCGCCCCCGAGGCCGGCTATGCTTTGCGATCCAGGGGCATGAGGCTCTGGGTTATTACGAGATGGGAACTGGTGGCATCAATGCCATCGCTGGCATCGTTGGCCAGTTCCAGCTGGCCTTCAGCATCTTCGGCCACATAGACTCGATCCCGTGGAAGCTGCATCTTCGCCCCGAGACCGTTCAGGCAAATGGCAAGAGCAGAAACATCTACGTGCCCTGGATTGAGATAGATCCCGCGTGGCTTCAGAGGCACGTCCACTCTAGGGGAGCCCACCTGAGAGCGATAGAGGAGAGCAAGCGGTCCGACATAGCCGATCTGTACGGCAGGGACGACGTGGAGGACCTGGACCATGACAGAACGCCCCAGCATCTCCTAGAGGCTGCTAGCGAGGAGGACTACAGACCTACGTTGGAGGAAGTGGAGGCTGTCGCGGCCCCCGCAACGGGCTTCAAGGAGGCCGTAGAGGAAGCCCAGGAGGTTATCGAGGGGGAGCTGGAAGGCCCCGAAGTGACTACCAAGAAGGGTAACATTTACGAGCGCCTGATGAAGGATGCCAACCACAACCTCAAGAAGCGGGGGTACAAGGCTCGCTACACCGGGGTCGAAGAGGTACGTCAAGCGATGGACGACGGAGGCATCATGGGAAGGCTGGTGCTCGATAAATACCTAGACTATCTGAGCATAGTGCTAGAGGTAAAGGAGAGGTAAAGTGTCGCCCAGAGGACATCATATAGAGGGCAATAACAACCGAGGAGAGCCTTCTTCTCCTCTGGGCGGTGGGGAAGAGACCATAGCGAACACCATACGAATCCGAAATGGTGGAGGCCAGGAACTAGGGTGTCCGGGCCAAAGTTCGCCCCCACCGCCGAAAGGAGAAGAAAAGGAGGAGATGATGAAGGATGACGCGATCACGTTGAGCAAGCATGAGGTAGTAGAGGCACGGAAAGGTTACGTGAGGGTCATGGGCAAGCATCACCTGGGCTTTTCTTGCTTCCTCGCGTACCGGGAGGAGTGCGAGGAGAGCCAGGAAGAGGCCATCTGCCGTCTCTGCAAGCGCCTCACGCAGTTCATGGGAGGAAACATCGAGATGGAGCTAGTGCTAAGTAGGAAAGAGGTCGAGGAGTTCTATACAGGCGCAGAGAGTGATCCGTGCAACGAGTTTGGTCACTACTATGCCTGCTCCATAAACAGGGGCAATACCGAAACGCCGGCAGATGGGGAGTGTGCGCTTTGCAAGCGCATCGAAGACTTTGCGAGGGAAGGAGGAGAGCCATGAGTTGCGAAGGCAAGACCTTCTGCCCCATCCACGGGACTAAGTACATGAGGAGGTTTCGGGTAGCTTCGGGCTCTTGGGAAAGCTACTGCAACGGCTGTCATGCCGGCGAGAGGGCGGTGGCCCAGCAATACAAGGTAGGAGTTGAAAGGCAAGACCGTGAGGTAGGGCGGAGAATGTCTAGGGTGACAGATCGGACCTCGACCCAGAGGGAGGCGCGACGATGAAGGTGAGTGAGTTGATGTTGTTTCAAGATCTGGTATTCCGCCAGGGCTTGAACATGACCTGCCGCAAGGGTCCCAAGTGGGGCTTTCTGATCCCCGGTGACAGGGTGGATGTGGCGGCGACGGATAGGCCGGAGGAGATCGTCGGTGAGATGATGGTCCATACTATCTTCAATGGCCCCTTCTGGCTGCTGCCCGAGGAGCTAATCAAGAGGGGGCACTTGCCCCAGTGTAGGGACAAGGCCGTTCTGTTCCAGAAAATGAGGCACGTCTACGGCGAGTTCGAGCAACTAAGCAAGGTGGTGGCCATCACCTTCGAGCCACTATGGGAGATCAGGGGGAAAGACGCATGAAGGCTGCGGTAATGAGCATCACAGTCGGGCAACTCACAGAAACAAGCCAGGCCAGGCCCGCCAAGCACAAGAGGGAGGCTTTATTTAAGCATATCCCACGATTGGTGGTGTACGTGGTGCGGGATATGAGCCGCGTAATTTATATTGGTATGACAAGCGTGGGTCCGAGAGAGCGATTATCAGGGCATAAAGGCGGTAACTCAGCACTCGGGTTGGCTATCAAAAGAAATATACCAAGCTCGAACGGATGGCTAGTTGATCTGTATTCCATGCCGAATCGACGAGCGGCCTACGGGGTCGAGAGGATCTTGGAGAAAACTTTTCAGCCGGAGATAAGAGAATGAGCGAAGTAATACCGCATGAGAAGAAAGAACTGGCAGGGTGCTTCGAGTTTACGCCCACGGGCCTTGTCATTAGTGGTAGTCCGTCCCTCGACGAGTGGCTAGCCACCGGGCACGCCCTCAAGGAAATGAAGGCGGCCTTGCGCTGGTGGATTGGCGACTGGCTTAACTACGGGGAGCGCGGCTATGGAGATATGTACACCCAGGAGGTGGATGAACGCTGGGGTACATACGGCGGCCTGGCTAATGCCAAGTGGGTAAGTAGCCGCTTCCCGATTATCACGCGGCGTGAAACTCTAACTTGGTCTCACCACCAGGAGGTTGCAAGCCTGGACAGGGAGGAGCAGGACCGTTGGCTAGACCTGGCGGAGCAAGAGGAGTGGAGTCGAGCCCGCTTGAGGAAGGAACTGAAGATGGCCAGCGGGGAACTACCCCCGGACGAAGAGTGGATCATCGTGCGGGAGGCAGAGCTAAGGTGTGTATGTGGACGCAACTACCTCTTTAAGGGGGAGTGATGGAAGGGTATAAAGACCTGGGCTTGCGGATATGGAGTATCGTCAAGCATCACCCTGGCCCGGGCTTCGCTATCTTGCAGGCAGAGGTAGCAGGAAGGGTGGGGACCACCACTCGGGTGCTGCGAATGGCGACCCTGTGGCTTTTGGAGAACGACTACCCCGTGGCGGCGACAACGCAACCTCCCTATGGCCTATACCGGATGACCAAGAGGGAGCATCAAAACGCCTACGCAGGCTCTCTGTGGAGCAGGATAAGCAACACGCGGCATCGAGCCCAGTTAGTAGAGGGATTAAGGCTGGACGGAGGGGGAGAGAAGCAATTGGGATTAGAGTGGACATAAATCACTCCAACCGATTGTCGGAGTAACTCCGGCAAAACTCTGGAAGCCTCCCCCACAAGTTAAGTTAAGAGAAGATAAGAGAAGTCAAGAGAAGAGAGAGGCCCCGTTTTTTGGCAAAAGGCAGACTCATACATAAAAAGATATGTCTCTCAGAGCAGATCCATCTTCTACCCAATGACACGGCCCGTCTGCTCTACACCTGGATCATCCCTCAACTGGACATTGACGGTCGTTTCTATGGGGATGCCCAGCGGGTAGGAAGCCTGATTTTCCCCTTACGGTCGGTAAAGAAACAGTCGATTGAGCGCTATCTGGTGGCCATGGAAGAGGTAGGGCTGATCGTGCGCTACGAGATTGAGGGGCAGGTGTATATGTGGATGCCCAAGTTCCATATCCACCAGACCCTCCGCAAGGACAGGGAACGGGCCTCTATCATCCCGGCCCCACCGGAGGACGTGGTGAGGGCGTACAAGAACAACGAGTATGCGAGGTTCTTCTGCTTTGAGTGCAACGAGATGAAGGCTCAATGTAGGTGCGAGGAGGAGAAATGACTGAGCAACCGCTATGGAAAACGGACCCGGTAAAATGGGTAGGGCAGATGTTAATTTGTGCTCAAAAGGCAAGGGGTATCTTGAGGGACTCTATGGGCGCCGACGAACAGTTGTTGGCGCTCATCCATCCCTGGCTATTTGGAGAGAAGTCTATACTGCCACTGTTGTCTAAAATGGCTACGTCATCACAGATAGGACCAGGAGAGATTTTTAATCTGGCCTCTGTGCTATCACGATGCCCTGCGCTTGGGATGCAGATGACCGTGCTAGGCATCGATGTGCCTAGCATTGAAGAAGTCATGCAATGGCTAAGTGAGATAGACGCTCTAAGGGGGTTTGCCAATGACTGAGGAGACCATGAGAGAGGTACGCTTCCAGCTACAGGTAGACTACCAGAACGGCGGGGGCTTCACCTCTTATGGGCAGAGGCAGCCTTCCGCGCAGATGCTGGGGCTGATGAATGGCAAGTTGCAGGAGGTCTTCGATGGCGATAGTGCCAAGCGGATCTCTCTGCTACGCTGGCTCTGGGACATTGAGGACTCATCTAAGGAGCTGGACTATACCCAGGTGAGGGTCATGCTAGACTGGCTGATAGACGAGGACGCGAGCTACAGGGCGAGTCATGCGGACGGCAGGGAGAAGAACGTCTACGTGGTAAAGAAAAGCACCTGGGGTGCCTGCTATGAGATCATCGCTATCTACTGCGAGGAACGTGGGCAGGGGAGGCTGCTATGATTTGCCTACTGTTTATTATAGAGGCTGCGGTATTTCTCTGCTGGGTTTTCATCGCAACCTGGCGGGAGCAGAGGCGTTGGTGATATGTGGCCCAAGAAGGCGATTGATTGGATAGAGAACGGGACGGCGTTTGTCTCGGTTCCGTTTACATGGGAACTGCCTCAAGCCTATTCCCGGTGTATCTTTCTCCGAGAGCAAGGCTATAAGGTTAGGGCTGGGGGGCCAGCGGTGGGCTTGATGCCGGACTATCTTGCAAGTGTGGCGAGGATCGGTGGCCAGGTGGATGCTCTAAGGCATCATCACCCTGATGCCACCTTCACAAGCCGGGGGTGCATAAGGCGGTGTGAGTTCTGCGCGGTCCCCCAAATAGAGGGTGATCTAGTGGAGCTGGCGGAGTGGGAGGTTAGGCCCATTGTTTGTGATAACAACCTTCTGGCCTGTAGCGACACTCACTTTGATAAGGTGATTGACTCGCTGAAGCCGCTTGTGGATGTAGACTTCAACCAGGGTCTAGATGCGAGGTTGCTAACGGAGTACCATGCTACGCGGTTGGCGGAGCTGGATCTGAAGGTCGTGCGGCTTGCATGGGACCACACTGGTTCGGAGCGATGGGTGATGAAAGCACTTGAGATGCTGAGGGGTGTGGGCATAGGCAAGATGAGGATACGGGTGTACGTATTGCTCAATCACAAAGACACCCCCGGGGATGCTCTCTATCGGCTCCAGACTCTCAAGGACTGGGGTGTGCGGCCCTTCCCAATGCGCTACCGGCCCTTGGATGCGCTGGAGAAAAACGCCTATATCTCCCCGCATTGGACAAAGGAACAGATCTATCAGGTCATGGAATACTGGACCCAGCTTAGGCGCTTTGAGCACATCCCCTTTGAGGAGTTTGATGCCCATAGCCGACATTTACATCGGGAGAAGGGGCAGGAGAGGCTATTTTGAAGACGACAACGCTACGATCAATCATCAGCCGGAATGTACCGAGCGCCCCCCTGATGAAGATCAGGAAGGAGCTACGCCGGCGGAGGAAGAGGGAGAGGGCTAACCGGAAGAGGGGGAGGAAGCGTGCCAGCGCATAAGGTCTGGCGATTCAATTCGGCAGTATTGGAAGATAGGATCTGGGCCCCGGGCGGGAGTGCTCGGAGCGTGGCCGGGGACTACGGTTGCCACCACCAGACGATCCTCTTGGCCCAAGAAGAGTTTGATATTCCCAAGAGGGCGGAGCATTGGTGTCTCGATGGTCGCTGGTCGCATCGCCATGAGTGTTGTCAGGAGCATGGTGGGACAGACGTGCCACACAAGGCGTGGGGCCTATGCTTAAATTGCTATGCCAGGCTAGTCGATTACCCGAGGGTGCGGGAAAAGCGGCGGTGCAGGAAACAGAGAGCCATGTACGATAGGCACTATTACCGAGAACACAAGGCGAAAAAAGATGCCCAAAACAAGAAGGTGAAACGGTGAGGATCTATAAGGACTGTGACGTGCTTGTTGGCAGCTTGCTCCAGGTGATGATACTGAACTGGCTCAACAAGGCAGGGATCAAGCATATTGTAGCCGACGTGCCCCCGGTAGGTGAGTGGTACGCGGAGGGGGCAGTGCAGTATAAGAAGATTGACGCCGAGATCTGCAATCACATTAGGATGACGATAGTGGGAGGGCCCGATGTTCAACCTGGGGTATGCAGAGAGCCTAGCTAAGAGGCGGCAAGTATGACCTCGCAGGTCAACCGGGCAACGCTGGTGCAGAGGTACGAGGAAGGGGAGACGCTTAGAGCGTTGGCGCAAGCCTATGGGACTACCCGGTACTACGTAACGCTAGCGTTTGACCAGATGGGGTACTCCCGCCGGTCTCGGGGAACGCAGAAGCGCGGTGATCGTTGGGCTACGCACTGGAAGAAGTGCCGGGCCTGTGGGGAAACGAAGCGCAAGCACCATAGCCACGGCCTATGCACGTCGGACTACTACAGGTGGCGGTGGGTAGGTAGGCCGAAGATCTGGAACGGGATAGCCATAATATAGGGGGGAACAATGTCGCAGCAAGATCCTAGTTACGCCGACTGGGTGCTTTCATGTAAGGAGTGCATCAACTTCCACCCGGACACGGGCTGTCCCCGGGATATCTACCAGTATTGCCGGAATGTGACCCCGAAGCACAGGCCGTTCTTCAACGTGGACGTGAGGACCAAGAGCGAAGAGGAGAAGAGGAACTTGCAATACTTCTATGACAAAAGGTGGTAGGCCGTGATTGACCGCACGGACCTGGAGCAGGAGTTTTTTGAGGAACTGGTGGAGGGGACCATGTATGACCTTGTGATGGCGCGCTGTAAGGGCCTCTCCGAGGTAACTGGGCGACCAGGCGTGGACATACATCACATCCTGGGGAGAAAGAAACCCAGAGGCTTCAAGGTGCTGCCGGACATACTAAGAGAGTGCTGGCCGCATCCCCCGATGAACATGATTATGCTCACGAAGGCGGAGCACCAGGCGGCAGAGAAGTATAAGAAGATGATGAGGCCCCTGTTACTAGGCCGGCTTGCCTACCTCTACGGGGGGCAGGAATGGGGTGACATGACTTACTGGGAGAGGTTACATCTCCCACCGTTTAAGGAGTTTCTACAATAGGAGGAGAAGTGAGATGGGTTTCTACGAGGACCTGGAGCAGAGAGCAAGGCTGAGGTTGATACGTGAGGGGGGATATCCCGTAGACGGGGTGGACGCCACCATCTTTGTCCTGAAGGAGATGACGGTGGGGGAGCCAATACCTACGCGACTTGAACATGAAGACATGGGGCCAAAGACCAGCACCTTCTTGGTGGATATGAACGATGAAGTCCATGCCCGCTGGGACGGATACAAAGGCATCGACGGCGAAGAGGTAGTAGTGATGGTGTTTGGCCATAAGCACAAGTCGGAGAGGGCGAAGAGACCCTATGAGCCCAGCGAGGCAGATCACCGGAGAGTAATCAGCTGGCAGTATTGCCCCTACTGTCTAGCGGTGGACCATGAGATCGCAACGATCAATGAGTCGGGCATCGAGGGCAACCGCTTCGCATATTACATGGGGGGGGGAAATGTCTTCAAGTGCTCCTGGTGTGGCCAGATCTTTAAGAAGATGGAGGAGGGGGTGTCGAAGGCAACAATGCCAGAGACTAGAGTGAGACTGAGTGATATCTTCATTAGCGAGGAGGACTTCTGGGAGCGTATGAAGAAGGTCGTTGAGGAAGCCGTGTGGAGTCAGTGTGGGAGAGTGAAATAGATTTTCACGTCACGTGAAGAAGGGGAGAGCCTTGATAGAGGTGCCAAGGGAGGGGTAGGATGATATATGAAATCCGAGATGGCGAAGGCGAAGTCCTTCGGGAGTGCCATAGTCTATTGGAGGCTAGGCTTGCGAGCCTTGATTATCCTAACGGCTCTGTGATAGTTGAGAAACGCTTTGTAAACGGCGAATGGGAGCCAAGAGAGATGTATGTTAGGCTCAAAGATCACCCTTGCTATAAGGGAGACGCAGAGGAGCAACCCAATGAAGAAGCATGATGAGTTGGTGGAGGAGACACGCCTGTTGTGGTGCGAAGAGTGCATCAATGGCCCACAGCGTTATGATTATCACCCAGAGCTTGGCGAGGCTTGCGAGACTGGGGCCGAAGACTTCTGTAATGAACGAGCAAGAAAGTGCATCGCCCTCATCCTCTCCGCCGTCCGTGATGGGATGCCGTTGCCTGGGGAGGTGGGGCGAAGAGAATGGAATGTTGACATGATGATTATGCCCGATGGTGAGATGTGGGGCATACCAAAGGGAAGTATCATCATCGCCCTTCGCCCCCTATCGGGGGCAGGCAAAGAGGAGGAGAGATGACCAAGAAGCATGATGAGCTGGTGGAGGAGATATGTAGCCAGTTGTGGAAATATAGAACATGGGTGTTGAAATACCACAAAGAGGAAGATCGACACGCCGAAAGGGAAATAACTATAGCCTTCGCAGAAGATTTGGCAGACCGCACCCTCTCCGCCGTCCGTGATGGGCTGGAGTTGCCTGGGGAAGTGGGGCGGTGGGCATGGCCTAGCGATAAGCCAGCAACCGAAGCGGTGAGCAAGTGGGCAACAAGAATCACACATCAAGAGAGGGCCAGTCAACTCATCGCCCTATCGGGGGCAAGCAAAGAGGAGGAGTAAAGGTGGAGTTCGAAGAGATCATTAAGAGTGCGATAGCTTGCCATTCGGAAGACACTGAGTGGAAGATCCGCACAAGGGTAAGGCTGGAGGAGGCTGTGATCTATAGGAAGTCGTTGAGCCTACACCTCCGCGTCGATCTTGATATCCAGCACTTCACGCCAGAGGAAGATCTGAAAGATTGACTAGCAGCGGCAACTGTGGTATATTAGAGAGTAGCGGGGACTGGGGGGTGGACCGTGTAGGTTCGCCCTTCCCTGTTAGGAGGTATGATGCCCTGGAGAGTGGAGAGACGAGGCAGGAAGTGGGCGGTCGTCAACAGCAAGACGGGCAGGGTAAAGAAGAGTCACCACAGCAAGACGAAGGCAGAGAAGCACAAGCGGGCATTGTACGCTAACGTACCGGATGCAACCAAGCCCAGGTACAGGAAGCGAAAGACCAAGAAGGGGAGGAAGAAAGGATGAGAAATCTTGGTAGCGTCTTGCGCGGTATCAAGGCGATGCGCAGGCCCTTCCCTCATCGAAAACCAAGTTGGAGTGTGCGATTTGGTTGGAGGCAAGGGCTTTGGGCACATTGGTGGACACCGATCTGGCACGAAGGGCGTGGGCCATATATCACTATAGGGCTGGGCTTGATAGCGATATACAGAGGATATTAAGGAGGCAGACATGAGCAACGGAGATTCATGGAGAGAGTGGGTGGGGCGCTATCGTAAGACGCTGCCCGGCGCAAGCCAGGAGGAGATAGAGCGCAGGGCTAAGATCCGCATGGATGCAGCCGGTGGGCAGAGTCCCGGCGCGGGTCCCCGAGGGATGCCGCAGCGTGGAGGCGGGGGTATGCCGGCCTGGGGGAGCCTATCAGATGAGGTGCTGAAGCTCTGGCGACAGATGATCTCTGGTATCCAGACCTATCGGAAGGCGTGGGGAGAAGTGCAAGGCTTTGCCACGGAGGGACGGGAGGGACAGAAGCCCGACTTTGGCGGTGTCTTCCCGTGGGAGCAATGGAAGGAGAAGGCAAAGGGTATGGGACAGAGAGGGATGGAGTATCTACGGACCCCCTTCAACCAGTGGGGACGGTAGCAGTTGTTGGGTAAAATAGCCGTGTTTACCCGAGGGTGAACAGCGGAGTGAGGCGTAAATGGTGGACGAACGTGGACGAACGTGGACGAAGTGGTCAAGAGAAAAGAGGGAGGAGGTTTTGGATGCTCTTGCGTTGACCGGCAACATTCGGGCTACCGCGAGGGAGGCGGGAGTCCCCAAGTCCACTGTACACAAATGGTCTAACCATTACGGAGAGGAAATCGCAAGGCGACGGCAAGAGATGTTGGGTGGCCAGCATGAGGCCAGGGTGAAGGACGTGATTGAGTGGACTCCCAAGATAGGCCAGGAGATGCGGAGGATTCTTGAGGATCTACTAGTGCAGGTTCAGGCCAAGATGGGAGACAAGAAGGTGAGCCTTTATGCCCTGGTCTATGCCTTTTCTAAGATCTTCGAGAAGCACGAACTGATAGAGGGAAAGCCGACTGAGCGCAAGGAGATCAGTGTGTTAGAGAAGGTCATGCAGATGATGGTGGAGGATGAATGAAGTGGCCTTCTTGGAAGCGCAAGGGACAGTTGTTCTCGGTGCTGGGCTACTCGCCCACGCAAGCCCAGGAGCCGGTTCACCAGAGCAAGGCAAGGATTATCATCGTTGGTGGTGGGGAGCGGGCTGGCAAGAGCAAGATAGCGGCGATGGAGTGTGTAGCCCGCATCTTCGCTTGTGATGGTAGGCCGATCTTCTTGGTAGGGGAGAAGTACGAGAGATGCGTGCCGGAGTTTGATTATATCAGTGAGGCCTTGCTGGACTTAGGGCTGGTCACGGTAAAGGATATATCGAGGCCGGCAGACGGGCAACAGAGATGCACGATCAAGGTTAGAAGACCGCACCTTAACACCACAATAATGACGGTAAGCGCGGTGAAGGGGATGACGGCGGTCCGGGCCTCCGGGAGGGCTCCTGCGTTGATCTTGATGTGTGAGGGGGGGCTGATGAGCTACGAGGTGGAACTAGCCTGTCGGGGTCGGCTGGCAGAGGCGAGAGGGGCGCTGATAGTGACGGGTTCTTTTCCAGACGATGTTGGCTGGATGGCCCAGAAGTATGAGGACTACCAGCATCCAAACAAGGAGATGGGCGAATCCTTCTCCATCCCCTCTTGGAGCAACACGGCGATCTACCCTGGAGGCCGTCAAGACCCGGAGATCCTGGCAGTTGAGAGCGCGTACCCGGAGCTAGACTTCCTTCGGTTTATTGGAGCGTTGCCCCAGCCACCGGCCACCATCGTCTATCCAGAGTTCCGCTACTCAATGCACGTACCGGGCACGGTGAAGTTCGATCCAGATGAGCAGGTGTGGCTGGCCATAGACCCGGGGTATCGAGGAGCCTATGCGGTGATAGCTTACCAGTTCAGCGGTCCGTATGTCTTGGCAATAGACGAGGTCTACCGCTGGGCAGCAAAGCATGGCAAGGGGGCATACGGGGAAGCAGTGATCGAGGAGTGCATGAAGAGGGAATGGTGGCCTAACGTGATAGACGGGGTGATAGATATAGCAGGGCTTCAGCATCACGGGGCGGAGAGCCAGGTGGAGATATGGGCAGCTAAGACCATGGGGAAGCTACCGGCTAGGCCAGGGCCAGACGAGGCGCTACGTCTCAAGTATCGGAAGGTCATTCCCTTTGAGGGGCGGCAGAGGCTACGTACCTTCCTGGCAGATCCAGCGAGTGGGGAAGCACTGTTACGATTGTCTACTAAATGCGAACACTTTGCCCGGGAGTTTGGGCTGTATAGGTTCAAGGAGATTGTAGAGGGGAGGCCGATAGACGAAGAGCCTATCCCCAGAGATAACCATGCTATCAAGGCGACAGAGTATCTACTGTTCTTCCTCTATGGGCGGGTGGAGTGGCCAACGCGAGAGGTAGAGCCACGGAAGGATCGCTGGGAAGTGTACGGTCATCAGCGGCGCAGGAAGGACTACAGACGATACGGCGAGTAATTATAGTTTGTATGGCCGAAGTGGCATGGGAGGCGACTATGGCCATACAGAATATAATGCCCAGAGGTTATAAATGCGAATATAACCCGTAGAAGTTATATTCGATGAGGAGTAGGGAGGCATAAGATGGTAGAGAGTAAGCAACCCACCAAAGAGCAGATCAGCGACAGGATGAAGTTTGCCCACGGGCTCTACGACACGGCTAGGGCTCACATGGACGAGGTGGAGGACCTGTTCACGGGGGCATACGTGCTGAAGAAGGAGCAGGAGGATCAGGAGGTCGATCTAATCAAACCTCCCCGGGCTATGGCGATCCTGGGCAAGTTCGTCTCCCGGCTGGCTACCAGGGCAGAGGTAGGCATCCAGGTGGTCCCCCGGACGCTAGGCGATGCAGAGGAGAAGGTCTGCACTACACTAGAGCGTTGGCTGGAAGGCTATAGATTCCAGGCAGAGTACGAGGCGATGAACCCGATCTACCGTTACTTCGTGACCTGGTTCTGCCTACGGGGGCGTGGCTGTCTGGAGTTGAGGTTGCGGCCTCAGTATGCAGAGGGGCAGAAATTCCAGGTGGTGAGGCCCATTATCGATGACCCCAAGAAGATCTCTCCCGTCTATGGCGAGACCGGCATCATGTTCTATGCCAAGAAGTACAAGCGGTCTGCCTGGGACCTGAGGCAGGAGTTGGGTGAGAAGTTTGCTGGGGGCAAGGATCTGGTGTGGCAAATGCCCTCAGGCTTGGAGGCGGAAGATGCGACGAAGGAGCTGGAGATAGAGGAATACTGGGACAAGGACTGGCATGCGGCTTACATAGAGGGCGAGGAAGTCTATCTCAAGAAGAATCCGATGGGCTTTGTGCCGCTGGTTGAGGCGAAGGCGATGGATACTCCCCTGGAAGCGGCAGAGTGGGCATCGCAATCTATCCTCTACCCCCTGATGGATATGCTCAAGAAGCAGGCAGAGTTGATGAGCAAGGGGATCACTGGCCTAGAGGTCTTCTACTACCCGTGGGTGTTGGTGAGAGAGCCAGGTGGAAGATCCTACATCATGGAGACTACACCGGGCACCATCCAGAGCATCCATCCAGACGCAGAGATCACCGTGCTTAACCCCACCCCTAACCAGCAGCTACTTCACCAGTTGGGTATGATGGTCCAAGATGAGATCAACCTATTGGCGCTGCCGGAGATCTCCTGGGGCGCAGAGCCAGGGACCTTGCAGAGTGGGCGTGCCATCTCCCAGGTTCTAGCACAGACCCTAGATGTGATTGAGGATAAGAGGCAAAACCTAGAGCGCACGTTGGGCTGGCACTTTGGAGGCGTGCTGCGGCTGGTGGAGCAGTACGCGGAGCTGGACAAGAATAAGAAGTTCTCGGTCATGGCCATACCAGAGGAGAAGGGACGCAAGCGCCGGGACCTGGTATCCATTGGGAAGGAAGAGATAGATGGCCATTACAGGGTGATCGTCAACCTCTCACCCCCGATGCCAGAGGACAAGATGATGCGCTACGAGATAGCCAGGAGAGCGAGTGATCTGGGCAAAGACGGTTATCCACAACTGGATGCCCGCACGATCCTCACTGATGTATTGGAGGTAGGCAATCCCGACGAGGTAAGGGAGCGCATCGAGAAGCAGGTGGTGGAGCGTATGAGCCCTGAGATCATGGCATATAAGAAGAGCAAGTATCTAAAGGAGTTTTGCGATGAGGAGGGGATCAGCTACGAGGAGTTTATGACGATGGCGCAGGAGGGGATGCCCGAGATCCCTGGAGGCATGGGTGAGATGGGTGGACAGCCCCCATCGCCAGGGATAGAAGGTGAGATGGGTAGGCCGGGGCCTGGAGAGTTACCACCCGAGGAGTATGGACCTGGCCCTGAGACTCCTGGGCCTGAAGAGGCAGCGTTGATAGGAGCTCCGGCATGATAGAAGACGTGACGATCATTGAGACTGGCATTGTCGAAGACGATGACGACGAGGACATCTATCTGCGGATTGAGACGAAGAGAGACGAGCCAGTGGAGTGCTATATGCAGCGGCATGAAGCCCTGGAGGTCATCAAGGCTTTGGTGATCGCGCTCCTGGCGTTGGAAGAAGGGGACTAATGGCAGAAGACCCGATGCGGAAGTACGGCTATCTTAGAAACTGGGAGTGGTGGCAACCTAAGCCCAGGCGGCCGCGTCGGTATGACGAACCCGGGGGTTGGGGTAGGGCCCAGGGAAAGGCAGCGGCAGCGGGCTACTCCAGCGTTGAGGAGTGGGAAGCTGCTGGCTGGCCACATCCGATAGACCCTGATACCGGCCAATCCTACGAGGGCTACAAGATAGACCGTATGGAGCGCGGTCGGCATCCTGATGGTCGCAAGATGACCGATCAGGACTGGTTCAATCCCCGCACGCAGTACATCTTTGACTACCTGGCAGGAGCCCGTGTCTATAGCAAGCACTACGATTGGGCAGATCAGATGCGGGCTAAGTACCCGAACTACCCCATGCCTGGGATCAACATGGACGAGCTGCTACGCCAGATGTTCCCCGACTGGTATGATGGAGTAGAAGAAGAGCCTGCTCCTGCTCCTGCTGCTGCCCGCGAGATTCCGCTACCAACGGCAGAGACATTGGAGAGGATGATACCCGCGGGGATGCAGAGATGGATGCAGCAGTTAGGGATAGAGCCCACTCCCCGCGCCAGAGAGCCAGGTTTGCCGATCTCCCAGATACCCGAAGAAGAGAGGGAGGCCCAGAGGCGGGCTATCCGTGAGAGAGAGCTGGGACGCAGGCCGGAAGAGGTCATTGGCCCAGACTGGGACGCCTATCTGAGGGAAAAGGAGAGGGAGCCTACTAGCTGGCGTGACTATTTCAAACTAGAGGAACCCGAGCCCCCAATTGCTCCCGATGTACCACCCTGGAGAGCAGCGGCAGAGCTAATTGAAAGGGCTAAGGGGTTGGTGGGTGTACCCGATGTTAGAGGGGTCCTGCCTCCACCAGAACAGGTAGCATTGGAGATTGGTAAGATCCTTGTCAACCTTCCCGTCCTGCCTGTTATCACAGCAGAAGCAGTATTGAAGCGACTAGAAGACGCAATCCCCGTTGCTGGTGAGCTGGCAGAGATACGTCCAGCCACGGCAGAGAAGATCATCGCCACAGCCATGCTACCGGCAGAGTGGGCGGAGGTTGGCTTGAGCCAGGTATATCTACAGAGGCTTCACATCGTCAAGGCTGGCGAGGTTCCCGAGGAGTGGAAGGGGAACGTAGAGGCCGAGGCCGGATATGAGCTAGGGCATCTCTTGGGGGATCTGGACGAGACGACACGGGCACTGATAGTTAGGTCGATTTCACGCATCGGCTGGTCCCCCTTCCAGCATCAGCTTGCGGCAGCGAAGCGCATCCTAGACTCCAAAGAGTACGAAGGATGGGCACGATACGAGGGCGAACTGGTGCAGATCGAGCCTGGTATTCCTCTTGCGGAAGGCTATGCTCCCGTCGATATGTACGACCCCGGTGTTATCACCCAGATTCTTAGGAGAGAGGAACATCCTCTTGCGGAGATGCTGGGACGCACGATAGTCGATCCTCTCAACATCTTCTACATCCCCGAGGTTAGGGCTGCTCCTGGTAGGGTGTGGACGAGGCTAACTGGCAGACCCACGGGCCCGCTTAGTGCTGCCCATGAGACAATGGAACAGTATGCGAAAGCGGGAGGCTTCATTGATGAGCCTACTAAGGAGTTCTTGAAGGGTCATCGGCTGAAGCCGCGCTGGTATCAAGAGGCCGTGGCTAACATTGTCGATGACTGGTTCAAGCCCTTATCGCAACGCTATGCAGCGTGGAAGGCCCGGGGAGCACCGCGAGTAATAATGAGTCTCCCAGACAAGGCAGGAGATCTCACTAGCTACATGAGGGCGGCGGCAAAGGCGGAGGACGAGATAGCGCGGTCGTATGCCCTGGTGTATCCCCGGGCCGGCACTAGCGATCCTAACTTTATACAGGTAATAGCCAAGGCACTAAGCGGTGGCCTAGATCCAGCACAGGTTAGAGAGATGCGGGTGCTGGTGATCGAGGCAGAGAACTACCGGGCAATGGGCAACGCAAAGGGGATGGCGGAGAAGGTAGAAGCACTGGAGAAGATAGCTAAAGAGGGGTTGAGTATATCCCAGCGGTGGAGGCTGATACGGGATCTCTTCCAGACCAAAGCGAGTAGCATGGCGTTGGGTAGGCCAACTCCCCGTCACTCTGCGGACCTCATGGCCGATGATGCTATTAGGGTGCTGGGCTGGATGTTTGAGGATATGCCTGGGGGCATAGATCGAGCAGTAACGGCACTTCTCCTCAAGAAAGACCCGAAGCAGTTAGTCAAAGAGTTCCCCTGGATGGACAGCAAGGCGGGCCTCGAGGCGTTCAGGCTTCTTCAGCATATTAGAGATGACTCACTGGGAAGCTTGGCTTTCGCAACGGGCATACCCAGTACGAATAGGCAGGGTGCATGGACGAGGCTGCACGACTCCTTTAGGCGGATCGCTGGGACGTATATGTACCCCTCTCCGCGACGTGATCCCTGGCAGAGGCTAATCGGGCAGTTCTACAGGATAGCCCCCAGGACCTTTCTCTCTACGGGCCGCTATCCCCTTCAGAACATTGTCTCCAACTTCACTAACATCTGGGCACGCTATGGCTGGGTGACTCCACGCACCGATGCGTCTAGCCTGGAGTTCATCAACAGGGTCATGGGCGATGCGGGGTTCTTACCCCCTGGCTTTGCAAGGTCTATCACCGCTGCCGGCGAGGTATCTACGGAGCGCATACCTACGTTGCTGGGTAGGAAGTGGGTGTACGAGGGGCCGACAGCCAGGAAGCGTGAGCCACCGAGCGAGGAAGCACTGGAGGTTGCCAGGAAACTAGGGCGGCGTCCATCCCCGGTCGCGTGGGCTGCAAGATTGGCCAGGAAGATCGGACGATACGCACCGTTTGGAGAGGGCTTTATTGACCTGAGCAAGTGGGGAGAGCGCAACGCTTCTATGGCTAACTACCGGGACATCGTGGAGGCTATAAAGGGAGAGCATGGCCGGCCAGGGCGAGGCTTCTTGCCTACCATTCCCGAAGGTGTAGAGCCTAACTTAGAGATGAGGAAGGCCATAGAGGAGATCATCGCAAGTAGCTGGAACTGGGGTGAGATCATAGAGCGTGCCGCAGAGCTATATGGAGTAGAGCGCGTTGCAAAGGCGGCACATTACCTCTCCACGGAGCGCATACGGAACCTGGGAGCAGAGGCCTTAGAGGTAGCTGATGATCTGATGGAGGCGCTATCCTTATCCCCTAGTAGGTCTGCCTTCCAACGCCGCTACCGGTTGCTGAAGGATGGGATAGTCAAGCAGACGAAGCAATGGGTGGATGCCGAACCAGACTTCCCCGAGGAGATAGAGTTACCGAAGGCCCCCCTAGAGGGATTGAGCCCGGAGCAGGCACAACGCCTGATGGCCCTTACTGGGACGGCAGAACGCAATCGTGGGCATATCATCAATGCCAGGCGCATCCTCATAGAATTGGCAGAGAAGAACACGGAACTACCTATAGCAAATCGCTACCGCATGGCCGATCTGGTGATAGACAAGGCTATGCGTGACTACTACGCTGCCGGTCGAGAAGCGGGCAGGATGACGGACCACTTCTGGCAGGTGTTCAACGATGGGCGACTCTGGCCTGCATACCGTGACCAGTATGTGCTGAAGATCCACGCCACGGCGCATGAGAACATCGACAAGGAGATCTACAACAGTGCTATCAAGCTGGGTGGAGATCCCGCAACGCTGAAGGAAGAGCTAGATCTGTTCCCGTGGGGTGGGCTACCGAGTGACCTGGCAGACCGCAAGATGCGGGCACTACAGGACGACATCATCAATAGCACCTACCAGATGCAGGCGTTTGAGTTACCGCTTGCTCCCGAGGGTGTAGAGACTCCCCCCCTAGACTCGATCAAGGCTATCAAGGAGTGGGCAGAGGAGAAACCCCTAGCTGCTAACGCCTGGCTGGAGTACATGAGCGAGGCTATCAGGGAGAAGGAGATAACGGAGGCCGCGGAAGTAATAGCCCGCACGCCAGCAGAAGAGATCCAACGAGCACGGCGGGCCAGTTGGACAGAGGGGACGGCACGTCGCCTGGAGCTGATGGAGCAGAAGATCGTGCGCTTACAGGCAGAGATCGCTGGCGCTCCCGTTGAAGCGGCAGACATCGAGCAGTTGACAGAGAGGCAGCAATCACTCTATGGCATGGCGATGGAGTTGCAAGGGCTGAAGGATACTCTTACTGGCCTGCCCACGCAACGAGAGGTCTTCCGCTTCTGGGACTACAAAGAGGGGGCGCTTCGCAGGGTCAAAGACCCCAGTGGAAGGGTAGCGGAGTTTGCCCAGTCTCAGATAGTCCAAGAGATCGCGTACAAGCATTACGGTCTGGAGCAGAGCGTACAAGGGGCAGAGGCTTTAGGCGCGATGATAGAGGAGAGGCTGGGCGTAAGCAATCGGATAGCAGCGCTAGAGAATCTGATCTGGGAAGACCCCGAGATGATCCTGCCAGAGACGGCGGAGGGGCTTGAAGCGTTTATCGCCCAGAGTGAGCCACAACTAGCCCAGATGATGCAATATGAGCGAGAACCCTATCTGTTCGAGTCGGGACTACAAGCCTATGAGGAAGCGGTGGATAGGCTCTCTAAGATCAGGGCTGGGGAGGCGATGCCGGACAGTGTGGCTTCTACCATCAAGAGTGCGAAGGAGGAGTTGGCACAGCTTGAGGCGCAGAGAGAAGCGATCCGCACAGAGGAGATATTACGCAACCGTGTACCCGTGAGCGTAGAGGAACAGGTGCAACTGGCCCAGGACCTTGAAGCTCTCAACGGGCAGTACGTGGCTAAGGGGATCGTCACCCGGAACAAGCGGGGGCAGGCCAAACTCTTCGAGGAGTTGGAGCAACTGAAAGAACGCGGTTTGATGGAGCGCACCCTAAGAGGACCCCGGAAGGCAGACCACAAGAGAGGGTTGGAGAGGATACCCTATAGCCACTACCACTACAGCCTCACGCCTATGGGAACTGCCGTCACGAAGGATCAGCCAGTCGTGAGGATAGAGGAAGTGCCCCACCCAGAAGCCCCGGGCTCTCGATGGGTAGAGCCTGCGGGGGTTCCTGGTGCGGAGGGTGGCCCACCGATCACAGCAGCAGAGCAAGCGGCTCTCTTTGGCGCACCTGAAGAAGTAGGGATGCCCACGCCAGAAGTGCCGAAGCCACAACTACCAGGGCTTGAGGCAGGTGAGCTCTTCGGTGGTGGGGAGATCCCGATGGAGATACCCCCAGAGGCTAGGGAACGGCCTATGCCTTTGGAGATGGAGATAGAGGGCTTGACCCCGGAGGAAGCAGAGAAGATAGCGATGGAGAAGGGGGCATATAGGTTGCCAGGGGTGGAGCCGGATGTGAGGGCAGCAAAGGCAAGAGAGGATCTGGCGAAGTATTGGAAGTGGCCCGAGGAGTACATAGCCCGCTTGTCACCAGAAGAGGCTATCGAGGCAGAGGCAAACCAGCTGCGCCACTATGACCAACCCCCGTATTCCTGGCTAGACCGGTTCAATACGAAGGAAGATCTAGTTAGGAAGGCTATCGAGGAGTGGGGTCTAACAGACGATCTGTATGAGGCCGGGTACATCCTAGAAGACGGATCGTTGCTGGACTTCAGCGGCAAGAAAGAGGGTGGGATGCCGGGTATGCGCTCCTCAGACCACCGCGAGATCACCAGGATAATCGAGGGCGATTGGCCCGAACTGGGAGGCGGCCATGCTCTAGGCTACTTTGAGACCCGGGCCAACGCTATCAGGATAATGCCCCCGCAGGACCCAGAGACTACCCTTGCGCCAGCCCGGACCTTCATCTTTACGCTGATGGAGGGGCAAGATCCCACTGAGGCTCAGCGGCAGATCTTACGGAAGTACGTGGGGCAAAGGCCAGAGGCTATCTATGTCGAAATGTATGATAGGGCCGGCTCTCTCACCGCGAAGGAAAGCGTCGAGATGCCGAAGGTTAGCGATGTGGACGGGGTTATTGACAGGCTCTTTGAGCAGCTGGTAGTTGAGCAGCAGGGCAGGATAGACAGAATAACTGCCAAGCTAACCGAGGCCCAGGCCGAGCTACAAGCGAAGAGAGGCGAGTGGGATGCGGAGAGGATAAAGGAGAAAGAGGACTACATCACCTACTGGGAAAAAGAGCTACGTCGAGGCCAGCCGGCCATCCCCGAAGAGAGAGTAGCCGAAGCGGTAACCCCAGAACTCCCCGCACCAGCAGAGATATTGCGGGAGGAGGGAGTGCTGCCCGCCTATGAGGAGCCCGCAGGCATCCCCACCATGCTCACCAATGCCCACCGGGAGGCTCTGCGAGAGCTAGGCTACTCTGATTCTGTCATTAGCCAGATGACGCCAGAGCAGGGGCTAGGACTCATCGAAGGCCGGCTGAAAGACTTTGCGCCTACTGTCGAGACCCCTATGGGGCCGATGCGAGACATCCAGAGCCCAGTCATGCCCCCGTCGGTGAGAGAAGGTGCAGAACTGAAGCGGGATATGCTCTTGCAGCGCATGGACGGGTGGTACAAGGATGCTCTCAAGGAGTTCGAGAAGGAGCTAGGCGGAGATCCTGCCAACTTTGGTCCCGTGAGCAAGTGGCTAGAAGAGGAACTGAGGGGCCACTTCGGACAGTTCAAGATCTACATGGACAAGATGGGCGAGGCGACTACGGCCTGGACTCTCTACAACTACCGCAAGATGAACATAGACACACTCCTCTATCGTGGCTTCTGGTGGCCATACTGGCAGACCCGCACGGGCCACCGTTGGCTAAGGACCTTCATAGAGAACCCTGCCAAGCTGGCTGCGTGGGCTCGCTGGCACGATACCCACCGCAAGATCAATGACGACCTGCCGGAGAACTATCGTGATACCGTACACATTCCCGATATGATACCCCTAGTGGGAGGGAAGTACTGGAACCCCTACTTCTTCTTCGATCCTATCTATGCCTGGACCTGGAGCCTGGAGAACTTTATGCCCACCTGGAGGAGGGAGGGCTTGGTGAACGCGATGGTAACGGCCACTCCTATCTCCCCCCTAGTAGGCATGAGGGAAGCGTTGCAACCGATGATAACCGAAGAAGGGCGAAGGGTGGAGCCGATCACTCCCTGGAGCAGGGCGCTCTACGAGAAGACTGGCATCAACATCGAGGCCGGTGCGATAAAGGGCTTAGAAACGGCCTATGGGGAAGTGAAGCCCACGATCTACTCCGCGATGGAGAAGGGATCAAGGATGCTAGGGCGACCAGGGATAGCAGAACGGATGCTGGGTGGGCCAGAGGTAATGCCGATAGTACCAGAAGGTCGTTACCAACCGACTTACATGGCCCGAGTGCTGATAGATATGTGGTTGGCAGAAGAGATCACAGAGGAAGAGTTTGAGGAGGCCGCATCTACCCGTGAGGGGCCTGTCTGGGACAGAGCGCAAGAAGAGGTTAGGAAAGAGAGGGGCTTGACTGAGTTCTCATCTATCTACACTGGTGTTCGAGCACGGAAGCTCTACCCCTCTGAGTACGAGATAGAGGAGTTTAGGAGGATGCGGGGGATGCTCCGCACTATGAGGGAGGGCCCAGAGAAGCGGGAGTACAGAGAGCAGATCTATGAGGCTTTCCCGTGGGCTAGACAGTGGGATGTCCGCTATGACAGTGCGGAAACTGCCAGGATGGAAGCGACGATCAGCGAAGCGTGGCGAGATATAGAGAATGAGTCTGTCATCAGCGACAAGAAGCTGGCTGATGCGATCCGGTCCCGTCCCGGGGACCTGGCCCATGAGTACGAGGTCAAGCAGGAGAATAGGAAGAGAGAAGAGGGCAGACGCGCTTTTTGGCAAAGGCAGGGAGTGAGCTTCGTCTTTAACCCCCGCACTCGCACCTATGAGGAGATAGAGGAGTGGGTGCAGGGTCAGGTGCTAGGCCAGTTCTACTACCATCTCCCCGAGGCAGACAAGTTCAGAGATGACGAGGGGGCAATAGATTGGAATGAGTACAATGAGGCCGTGGAGAGTTTCTGGCTAGAGCTACCTCAAGAGATCGTGAAGTGGCCAGACATTGAGCGATTAGACCAGGAAGTAGGCGATGCGTTAGGCGTTAAGGTGAATGTCTTGGATCTGGCCCAGGAGGTTGCTACCGAGGAAGCCTATGATGAATACCGCAAGGCCAACGACCTACCCGAAGAGGCTCTAAACTACACCTGGAAGAAGCACGTCATAGACGTGGCCAATGAGTATTACCAGGACGAACTCAAGGACCTGGAGTATGATGAGCGCAATATGCCTGCCTTCTTCGCGGAGTTTGGGCAGAAGACCGCTGATGAGCTGATACCCTATATCCTACAAGAGTACCCTGGCCGCTGGACAGAAGAGGAACTAACGGAAGCCCTTGTAGATATGAGAATGCCGGGGATCTGGGAGCGATGGAACCAGGACGGGGATGAGAGATCAACAGCGATCAGCCTTCTCTGGGCCTTCTGGGGAGGGCAGACGGGGCTTGGGCGCCGGAGACTCAAGGAAGTTCTCAACTCTACGATCTACAACGACTACTTTGTGGACAAGGAGACCAGAAACTACGAGAGAATCACCAACGAGGAACTAGAGGCATGGCTAAAAGAACTGAGCGTACCTAACCCTTGGGAGGATAAAGAAGGGGCCCTGCGAACACTTTACTACTGGACGGTGGATTCAACTGGTGATCCTCTCCTGTACGGAGAAGAGGAGCCCGAAGCGCGAGGCATTGATACGGCCTGGGAAAAGGAAGTGACCGGCATTTTGGGGTACTTCCCAGAATGGCTACAAGGAGTGAGTAGCACCGATCCTATAGGTAAGGCTCTTGTTCGGCAGGAATATGGGCCCAGACGGACCGAGGAGGAACTTAGAACTTGGTGGCTGGCAATACCAGAGGAGAAAAGGCGGCAAGTGCTAGCAGAGTTCGATGCAATAGACCGAACTAAGCCAGAACCCGAGGTCTGGGAGATTGAGTCTGAGTTCTTTGGAAGGATAAAACAGATCGGGGCAGAGCCAGAAGCAAGCGGAAGGCCCCCAGGGCTGGCTGCACCGATGCCGGGGAGAGGAGGGCCGTGGAGAGGCGAGGGAGAGCCACCCGTGCCAGAAGAGGAAGCGCCATCGCCACCTAAGCCAGTGAGGACGATCCCGCAACTGGCAGGAACGAGCGAGAGTGCCCAGTACGCACAGGCCCAGGATGAGATGGGAGCCTGGGTAGCGGCTGGGAAAGAGGGCGACTGGACACCCACGATGGAGAAGTGGTTTGGCAAGGATACGCCGGCAGGCTTCTTCTGGGAATACTACTGGGACCAGATACCTCCGGGCAGGATAGCCGATGAGGTTCGGAAAGATCCGATCATCGAGATGCTTCTGAACAAGGCTTTTAGGACAGTCTACGATGTTAAGGAAGGGGTATATGAGGCTGCCCTGGAGACGTTGCAGGGTTGGCGAGAAGCACACCCCGAACTACCTGGTGATCCTAAAGAGTGGGCTATCGTCCGGCAGATCGTCAAGAAGTATTGGGAGCTACGGGAGCTAGGTGAGGTAAACGAGGCGAGGGCGCTTTGGATGTTCTTTACAACTCTGCTGGAGCCCTACTATCCCACTACCAAGAGGGTGACGACCAAGAGAAGGCGAGGGGCCCGTGTTGGGAGAAGGGGTGGAGGTAAGGGTGGTCGTAGGCGTGGCTCTGCAATGTTCAATAGGTGGAGGAGATGGGCCAACATCAGATACTATCCACCGAGGGGGTAACATGAGGATAATTCTAGCCCTATCCCTAGTGCCGTTGATCTATGCCTATGTAGTAAGAAGGTGGCTCTACGATACGGCATATTGGGAGAAACGCGAGAAGGAGCTTGCCCGCTTTGGTCTGAAAGACCTATCGGGGGGCTCCCCCGGGGGCGTCGGCTAATAGTCCTTGCATTATTTTCCGAAGTGTGCTATACTAGCAATAGCACGAAATGTTTAACAACCGAAGTATTTAACAACCGAAGGAGGTCTGAGATGACAGGTGAGGAAACAGCAGGCCAGGTTCCGGGCCAGCCTTCCACTACAGCGGGAGAGGCCGGAAAGGGGACAGAAGGCCAGGGAGCCTTACCAGAAGAAGGAGATGTTCAAACCCAACTTTCTGCTCTAAAGCAGGAATTGGCAGATCAGAAGGCCCAGGCAGCGCTTCAGGCGCGGCAGATGCAGGGCAAGATTGACAAGGACATCGCCAGAGAGAGGACCCAGGCAGAGCAGAGAACCAAATCGCTTCAAGCCTACGTTAGGGAGAAGATGGAGAAGGCGGGGGCAAGCTTGGAGGAGTTAGCAACCTTCGAGGCAGACTTTGGAAGCGAGACAGAGAGGCTATCAGACAAGGAGAAGGCAGCACGCTACGAAGACCTGGTAGCCGATCAAGCGGTGGAGGTAAGGGTACGGGAGTACCAGGACACTTTCATCGCCGAGCTCGCAGAG